GAAGAACGATATTTGAGGATCACCCGTGATATACTTATCCTGAGCTCCTATAGCGATCAAATGTGCAACACCGGCAGACATGGTAATACTAATTTAAGGGGAGAAAAATTACAAGTTGGGTTTTCTACAAACGAAACGAAGAACTAAGAAGTTGTTCTCGGCGGGACTAGGTGGGGTAATCAGGTTTCCATCCTGATCCCTCAGGTTAACGGTAAACCTATCGATAGATCGTATAGGGTTTACGTACTGTGTCGCGATGGAATAATCATCCTTGTAACTGATTATACCTGTGTCATCACTAGTAACAAGACTCGCGAAAGAATTACGGAGCAGACTCAACGACGCTTGTCCAGTGAGAACATTCGACGCCCTATCCGAAAAGATGGAATCGAGTTCGCTGATAGAAACGTAACAGTGTTCGGTGGCCGTAGTAGTGGTAATACGAGCGGCTAAAAGTTTAGCTTGCACCACATTTTTGAGTGGTTGTTGAAGATGGCACGTAAAGGTATTCGCACTACCCTGACCTACACTGTCGATAGTGACAGTATGGTACTCGTAGTTGAGATCGGGAATCATTTCCGTTGGCGACGTGATTAAGGCCATTTTTATAATTAGCTTAGATTAAAGATCCGCCAATTCCGTCCGCGATCTCGTACCCAGCGTGCTCACCGACGAGCTTTTGGGCGTCACAGAGACCACCTGGAGTAAGACCAACGGTGTAAGGGCTGTCCTTCTTACCGGAGCCAGGGGTGCACTCAAGATCGGACTTGAGGTCGAAGAGAGACTTCTCACTGACCGTCTTGATGGTAATCGGCCTGGGTTGGTAGTTGGAGCTTCGAGCATTCATGACACCGAGGATGACAATGGCAATCATCAACACGAGCATGTATAACAGGGCATTGCGATCGGCCCGGTTGAAATTGAGTTTGAACATTTATAATAGACATACATTTTTTTAAAGTGCGTTAAAGACATTTTCTTAGTTTCTAGATAGAGAGTAGATGGACGAAGAAATCGTACTCGACAGGGGTCATACCAATGTTATGAAACTAGACGCCGATGAACAGGCGCTCATGGATGAGATTGAGATTTCTGTTCCTCGACCAAAGCCAGTACCCAGACCCACGACGAGGCCTATGCAAAGGCCTGGTGCTTCTCACCATCAAGAAGCTATGGATGCCTTTGTGAACCCCAACAAACAGAGCGCTCCTGCGCAACCCCGTGAAGAGGAGGAGATTGATTACGGTGAGGACCTTTACGACGACGAACCCATGGATCAAGGCCCCGGTCCAGGTGAGCAGGCCGAGCAACCCTCCAAGGGATACACATCCATCGACGAAGAAAAGTCGGACCTGATTAATAAACTCACACGTCTCGAGAAGAAAGGGTTTGCCGTGAATAAGCGCCTGAACGCATACTCTAGTATCGATGAACTTAGGTCAGAAGTGAAGCGAATCACGTATAGCATAGACGTTGAGCAGTCCATTCGCTTTTCGAGGCGTATGCTTATCGCCTGTGTAACTGGTCTTGAGTTTTTGAACAAGCGGTACAACCCCTTTGAGATTCAACTCGAGGGTTGGTCGGAATCCGTCATGGAAAATGTGGATGACTATGATGGTGTCTTTGAAGAGCTTTACGTGAAGTATCGCTCGAAGGTCAGCGTTGCTCCAGAGGTCAAGCTTATCATGATGCTCGGTGGTTCCGCGATGATGTTCCACCTTACTAATTCCATGTTCAAGTCAGTCATGCCCAACATGAACGATGTCATCAAGCAGAACCCCGACCTCGTGAAGAACATGATGGCGGCGGTCCAGAATACCACACGCTCCCCTGAGGGTCCCGCTGTGGATGCTCCAGTTGGAGGCACTGGACAGTATGAGATGCAGGGACCTGGTGTAGATATTTCGAACCTCATGGGTAATATCATGATGCCTCCCCCTCCACCAATGAACACGTCTATGGGTCAGTCTACCCCCGCTGCTCCCCCAGTAGAGGAAGACGATGACCTTTCGGATATCGTCTCCATCTCCGGGGATTCCACTGGTGGTGAGGTGAAGGAAGTTAATGTCGGTGCCGCCAAACCCAAGCGAACCCGTCGAAAGAAGAAGACAGAAATTAATCTCTAAATATATATAAATGATAGCGTATTGTCCGCTGGAGGAGATCGAGCCTCCCGTTCGGCAGCAGGTAGCTGTCGCGGAACCTGTAAAGCCTCAGGTCGGGCGTGAAGAAACTGAATTGAATTACGTCATCATGGCTTTCATTGTTGGCGTCATAGCACTCGCCGTCTCTGATTCCATCAGGGCGTAAATGTTGAATCTACCGCGAGGTACTCCCTCGTAGTAAATTTAATACCCAAAGTTCTTACCCGTCGCGTTCGTTGAAGTATTTGGACCGACTAATTCCGCACCAGAAAAGTTATCAGCCGCATTCGTGCCACCTGGGTTATTTGAAAACACTGATAGTAATTTACCACCTCGGGAAGTTACCATTTCTACGTACAAGTCGTAATAATATGTAATCGTTCCGGCAGACACTTCTGGGGCGAAAAGTAAACCAAATTTACCTGTAGTTACCGCGGGGTTCCAGGGATGAAGATTACCACCACCGAATAAGTTCTTAGTGCCTATGGTGATGTTCTCTAAGGGGTTTGTGGTACCGTCATGCGTACCACCCTGCACCTCGAGTACCATAGTACTCATGTCATGAACACTTTGATTAGACCTTAATATAGCTACTATTTTGGCATAGAATGAACCTTTATCGAATCGTAATTGTACATCCTGACCTTGTTGACCCGTACGCGTAAAGTTTATAGCGTATCGTTTACAGGCAACTTCGTTCGAGTTGGAAATAAATCCACCACCGACCTCAAGAGCAGCCGTAGCATCCCGGCCACCGAGGTCCACGGCGACCTGGTTACCTAAATCAATCTTACCATCGATTTGGAGGTCACCGACAATTTCAGTGTCACTATTCACGATGAAACTTCTTACTGGGTCTACAAACACATTACCAGTGTGGTCACCGTAGATGTTTGACACTCCACCGGTCGTCTTGAATTCGAGAATGGCATTACTCGTCGCGTGTTCTAAACGAGCCGTGCCGTTATACACATGGAATTTTGAAGATGGCACTGAGGTACCCACACCCACATTACTCGTATGTATCACATGAAGACCGTCAGCTTCGACCGCATTGTTCATTCCACCGACGACGATGCCATGTGTCGTCCCAGAAGTGGTGTACCCTCGTACGTATCCACCGTAGCCATCGTTCGTGTTCAAACGAATACCCGTTTTCGTGTTCGTTCCGGGACTCTCGAGTTTGAGAACGTCTATGTTTGTTGTGACACCCGAATAGATGTGCACGTTGGTACTAGGATCGGTGGTGCCTATACCGATGAGTCCTGTGCTTTTAATTCGCATAGATTCGATCGCGAACAATTCCTGTGTAGCCGCCGTAGCCTTGTTTTGGAAGCGCATATCACCGGAGGATCCTATGGTTTCGAAACGTCCACCATCACTCGAAGCGTAAATATCCATATTTCCAAAATTAATTTTCTGACCGGGTGCGAACTCTACACCACCATTGACAAAAAGTGTCGTTGTATCGGGTTGTTGAATCTTAGTCGTATCAGTCGTTCCTATTAAAACACGTCCACTCGAACCACCGCCAGATATGAGCATAGCGGGTTTAAGTAAGTTGGACACGCCTCGTTCCATATCTGATATATCGGACGCACTCAATTGTGGTTCACTATACGCCTGGAATACATGCTGTGAACCGACAAGTCGTATTTGATCTGGACCCTGGCCACCGGGTCCTTCGTTACCCTTGAATATTAAAAGTTCTGAAATATCTGTACCCACCAGTCTCTCTTTAATGAATGTATTGCCATACTCATCGGATAATAGACCACCAAAATAAAGCTCGTTACCTATAACAACATTTCCATTCACTTCAAGTTTAGCCCGCGGTGTATCTGTACCTATACCCATATTACGTGTACTCCCATCTATGTACATTCCAACATTTGTCGAATCAGATACTTCATTAATGTTACGAGTAATTCTAAAATCTCTCGTTCCGGTGATACCAACAGACCATCCACGAGGGTTTGAATCATTCGTCGTTTGGATGTACGATGTGAAAGCGTTTCCTTGTGTCGCGTCCGTTTGGGCCGCCATGATCGCATCTCCCGCACCACCCGCACCGTGGTGGTTGTGAATCATGAGACTATTTTCACGCGCGTTTCCTATCCCACTGCTCACAACTTCTAAAAATGCTTCCGGAACGGTCGAACCTATACCCACACGTCCATCACTTCGAAGTGTGAGAATATCTGTCTCATCACTGTAATCTTCGTCCGCGAGGTAAATATCCAGTTGTGTTTTGGATTTGTTGTTCGTGAGGTCGTGTTTACCCAACTTGAATGTCGCTCGAACGGCTTCATAGTTGTTTAAGACACCTTCACGTGTTAATTCAAGGATTGGTTCTTGGGATACAGTATCCTCGGTCTCGACTGTGTTGCTTATGACCATCGGTGTATTCAAGTGATTATATGCGACACGGTTTACGGGTTCATTGTTTATGAATACCGTACCACCTGACGTATGTAAAAGACCCTTAGGTGTAATAGTGCCTATACCCACATTACTTGTTTCGAGAATGGTCATCTTCGGGGTTCCCATCGTATCGGTGGTACTCGCGTAAAAGTTGAGACCCTTACCGGTTCCTACACGGTTTTCGATTCTCGTTTGATTACCATTGACATCTGTGAAAGCTTTCAGGTAGGTTGTATCGCTTCC